CGTTGTTCAAACTAAACCAGGAAAAGAAACTCTCGCAGCTTACCGCTTACGTCTCCAAAACTTTGAAGTCTTTTATCCAACATTCATAAAGAAAACACTCGGACGCGGAAAAGCTTTGAGCCTTGTCCTACCATTGTTCCCCTCCTACATGTTTGTTAAATTTGATATCACTGTGAACCCCCATTGGAAATCTATAAACGGGACACGCGGCGTTCAGGGCTTGGTTGGCTGTACGGAAGATTTCTGTTCCCCCGTAAAGAAAGGATGTATCGAGGAGATTATGGAACGCGTCGGAGAGACTGGGCATATAACATTTGAGACGGAAAAGGCGCAACCCATTGAATTCAAACCAGGTATTAAGCTTGAGATCTTAAACGAAGGACTTAGGGGATTCATAGGAACCTATTGTAATCATACGAAAAAGTTAGTCACTCTAAATATCACTTTACTAAACAAAGAAGTGCGCGTAGTATTGCCAATAGAGGCGGTTAAGGCGCATAAAGCGACTTTACGGGGCAAGCGGCAGCCATCTCCTCAATAAACAGTAACGGTAACAAAACGGTATACAGTGCCCTTTCCTCCAGATAAAAGTAAACCCACACAATTCACGAGTGAAAACAATCCTGGAGCTGGAAGACCAAAGGGTTCGAGGAACCGCAGCACGATAGTTCGGGAGATCTTAGATACTCTCGACAAGAAATCAAACCTCCCTATCGCCGAAGCCATTGCGTTCGCGCTTGCTAAGAAAGCATTAAAGGGAGATGTCAATGCTGCGAAAGAGCTTTACGATTCGGGATTCGGTAAAGTTGTAGATGAGCAGAAGTTATTAATTCAAAACCCTGCAGAAATTAGAAAAATAATCGGCGATGACGTATACGAACAGGAATCAGATGCAGCCCCATCAGCCGCCGATCCAACCGTCAGTCCTCCTAAGTAACCTCATAGGCAGATCCTTTTTCACAGTTCACTGTGCTCTCGTAGATGCTAAATACGATTCATATTGGCTGCGTGGTGGTCGTGGCTCCTTAAAGTCTTCGTTCGTTGCTATTGAGATCTTGCTCGGCCTGATTGAAGACCCTACGGTTAACGCGGTTTGTGTTCGTAAAGTCGGAGACACCATACGGACTTCAGTGCTCGCTTCGTTCATATGGGCGATCGATAAACTTGAACTTTCGCATCTTTTCAAAGTGATACACGCTCCGGCCGAGATAACGTACCTTCCTACAGGCCAGCAAATTATCATGAAGGGTCTTGACGATCCTCAAAAGCTGAAGTCTATACGCGCCAAGCGTGGCTACTTCAAATACTTGTGGTTCGAGGAAGGCTCGGAGTTTACTGACTTAGATGAGATGCAGTCAGTCATTCAGTCAGTGCTGCGCGGCGGCGAAAAGTTTGTTGAGTTTGTAACATATAACCCACCCGCCGAGCCGTTTAGCTGGATAAACGAGGAAGCACGAGTTAAGAACCCGCGTAGATGGGTTCACGAAAGCAACTATAAGCAAGTCAATCCTGCGTGGCTTGGACCTAAGTTCCTTGAAGACGCGGCTCAAATGGAGCGCGAAAAGCCTGAGAAGTTTGCCCACGTTTATATGGGCGTTGAAGTAGGACGAACAGATGCCATCGTATTCTCCGGATGTTACCGAATTGAAGCATTTGATACGCACCCCGATTGGGATGGTCCTTATCTCGGAGCAGACTTCGGGTTCAGCCAAGATCCAAATACCCTTGTCGAACTTTGGATCAAAGATAGAACACTGTATATAAAAGAGGAAGTCGGCGGCGTTGGTATTATGCTTGACGACATGCCAAAGCTCTACGAGAAAATTCCCAGCAGCCGGAGATACAAGATACGCGGAGACTGCAGCCGCCCCGAAACAATAGCCCACATAAAGTCTCGTGGGTTTAATATCGAAGCTGCTGAGAAGTGGCAAGGCTCGGTGGAAGACGGGCTGACCGTTATGAAGTCCTATCAAATTGTGGTGCATCCGCGCTGCGTTGAAACAATAAAAGAAATGCGGATGTACAGCTACAAGATCGACAAGATTACGCGGGACGTGCTCCCTGATCTCGTTGATAAATACAATCATTATATCGATGCGTGTCGCTATGCGCTCGCGCCGTTCATAAAACAAAAACAGGGATGGTTTGTCTAATGAGATTTCCTTTCGCACGCCGCCCCGCTCCTGCGCCAGTCGTGGAGCCTCAGAAGCTCGCTGTGCCGAAAGATCGCTTCACACATTCTGCGCTCGGTACAAACTCCATAGACGAAGCTGCTCACTTCACGAAGATGATGGCAAAAGCGTTCCCAAGGAGCGTTGCCGATCTTAAGCCGCCCGAAGGCCTCGCCATGGATGCGGATGTCACAGCAGCGATGGATGCTAACATCCAACAAACGAAGAGCTTCATTGGTCAGAACCAGGGATTTCTTCCTCCGCACGTTCTTGAATGGTATGCTCAATATGGCTTCATCGGCTGGCAAATTTGCGCTGTGCTCGCTCAGCATTGGTTGATTAATAAAGCTTGTAGTATGCCAGGTAAAGACGCAGTGCGTCATGGCTTTGAGCGCTCAGTGAACGACGGCATAGAAGTCAGTACAGAAGTATTTGATAAGCTCCGCGAAGCCGATAAACATTTCAAGCTGAAGAATAACCTGATCGAGCATTACAAATTCGCTCGGGTGTTTGGCTTACGGCATACGTTGTTCCTTGTAGACGGAATTGATTACGAAGCTCCCTTTAATCCTGACGGCATTAAGCCAGGATCTTATAGGGGGATGACGCAGATAGATCCCTATTGGCTCGCGCCACTGTTCGACTTTAAAGACGCGAGCGAGCCGTGGGGTCAGAACTTCTATAACCCAACATGGTGGATGATCAATGGGCAAAAATATCATCGCTCTCATTTTGTCATTAGTCGCAACGGCAACGATCTCGCTGATTTACTTAAGCCTTCATACTTCTATGGTGGTATCCCCACCACTCAACTAATCTACGACCGCGTCTATTCATCCGACCGGACTGCGAACGAAGCTCCTCTGCTCGCAATGACGAAGCGTCTTATCACGCTGACTACTGATACGACGAAGGCGATGAATAACCTGGAAGCCTTTACGACGAAGCTTACTCAGTGGCTCGCCTTCTTAAATAACTTTGGCTGTAAGGTCGTTGGCGCCGATGAGAAGGTTGAGCAGATTGATACATCGCTCGCGGGCTTGATGGAAACTATTGTGACGCAGTATGAACTCGTCGCAGCCATTGCAGAAGTACCAGCCACTAAGCTGATGGGAACTTCTCCTAAGGGTGGTATCGGGGACGCGGGCGGCTATGAGCTTGAGACGTATCGTGAGTTCCTAGAAAGCATTCAAGAGCACGAGCTGTCCCCTATTGTCGAGCGCCATACAGTTTGTGTACAGCGTAGCCTGGGAATTGCCAAAGAGATAAACTTCGAAGTTCAATGGAACGCGACCTCTGCGCTCACTGCAAAAGAACAATCAGAGATCAATGTCAATAAGTCGACGTCTGATGCGAATTATATTAATGCTGGTGTTCTTCTTGGTGAGGATGTACGCAAACGTCTTATTGGTGATCGTGATTCTGGTTACAATGGGATCGAAGAACAAGTAGATCTTCCGCAACCAGGAGACTTAGAGGGAGAACCAGAGGGTGGTGGCGACGATGAAGCGACCAACTACTGATAAATATCTCAAGGGCGATCCCATCAATGCTCCCACGGCTGTCCGGGCTGCTTACCAACAAGAGTTAAGGGATCTAATTGAAGAAATCGCTCACGAAGTTGTCAACGAAATCTCTGCGTGGTCAGAGCATCCAGACGTCAAGGAATTTTACGCGGAAGATGACAGCCCAGCATCGCAAGCTAGGATCCTTACCAACTCGATAATATCGAAGTTTCTGGCGAAGTTTTCGAGGAAGGCTAAAACTATAGCCGACCGCTTCACAAAACGCTCTAACGAGGCCAACAAAGCTTCCGTCCATTCAAGTATAAGGAAGCTTACAGGCAACCTAGCTCTGCCCGCCGCGCCCTTGTCACCCGCGATGCAGGAAGTCCTTACGGCGGCGACGGCTGAGAATGTAAGCTTGATTAAATCCATCGGGAGTGAGTATCTTGGAAAAGTTCAGCAATCAGTTCTTCGATCGTTATCTCAAGGGACGAATATCTCCCAGCTTGTTAAGGACATTAATAAGCTCAAAGGGGTATCACTTCGTCGCGCCCAAATCATTGCGTATGACCAAACCCACAAGATCTCAAACGCGCTAAGCCGAGAAAGATTTAAACGTGCAGGACTTAAGAAATATATATGGCGACACACAGGGGGTTCAAATGAACCGAGGCCATTGCATGTTCATTACGACGGAAGAACGTTTGAGTACGATACCCCCGTCCTTATCCAAAAAGCACAAGGCAAGCAACCCGAAGTTTATGGGTTCCCCGGAACGCTTATCAACTGCTCTTGTCGAATGCAGCCTGTCCTCGGATTTGATGATGAAGAGTGACGACCAAGTCGGAAATATACGTTATAGAAATTTAGGGCGGCGCGGCAAAGGAAAATATCTTGAGCCGCGTCCTTGTATCGGTCCAGGATCTCGTGGTGGCGGATGTACGAGGATGGTTAAAACTAAATCAAAAACCATTCGTATGTGTCGCGAGTGCCATCTAATTATTGAGAACATGGGATAATGGAAAGCAATCGCGAAGTTGATCAGAACGGTTTCATTACAATAGAACGCAACCCGATTTCTCGGGTGGGCGTATTTCCGTATCTGGGTCGCAACATCTCTAGCGAGTGCGAACCCGATAAAGTTTATAATGTACTTCGTCCTGCCGAAGAGCTGGCTGACCCAGAGGCAATGGAATCGTTTGCCCTCGTACCGCTGATCAATGATCATACGATGCTGGGTAACGGCTTCACGGCTCCCGAGGATAAAGGCGTTCAGGGAACGACGGGCGAAAAGCTCGTATTCGAAAACGGGGTGCTCTACGCGCCTCTGAAGATATTTTCTGAGGCACTTAAACGGCTCATCGATAGTGGCAAGAAAGCCCTGTCCTTGGGCTATCGCTGCATCTGGGAAAAAGCTGAAGGGGAATACAATGGGCTTAAGTACGAATACATTCAACGCCAATTGCGCGGTAACCACATCGCCCTGGTCGATCAAGGCCGCATGGGCCCAGGGGTTGCTGTGCTGGATCATTCCTTCGCGTGTGATAGCTTTGAGGTTAACATGCCTGTAGATGGTTCAACCAGCCCAGAGCTAATAAAACAATATGAAGATACGATCAAACGTAAGAGATCGATACATCGTACTTCTTCGGATCCTTCTCAAAGAACCGAAATTCTCGAGGATATCCGGGATCTTGAAAGAGAAATTGAGAGATTGAAAGCACGGATTGGGAAGGATGAAAAGGACGAAGACTGTTTAGACGAAACTCCTCTTCAAAAAGAATACAGACTCGCCTCTCCTGAAAAAAGAAAAAAGATGGACGAGATGATCGAGAGAAACACTTCCCGCAACGGAAATGCGAACGCCATCTATCAAGCTCGCACAAAACAACTACGAGAAAAAGATTCAAATGACAATCCTACATCGGAGTCAAAGGCATCGCCGATGAATGGAAGAGACGATGCCGAATATTCGAAAGGAAACGACATGGCTGAAGAAAAAGGCAAAGAAGAGAAGGGTCAGGAAAAAGCAGGAGCCTCTCTCGACGATGTTCACAAGTTCATGAAAGACAATCTTCCGATGCTGAAGAAGATTGGCGACATGATGGCGGAACATGGTAAATCCGATGACGCTGATACCGAAGAAAAACCTGGTGATCAGAAAAAGGCGGGCGACGCTGACGAAGAGAAAAAAGAAGCGAAAGACGCCGACGAGGAAAAGAAAGAAGCGAAAGACGCTGAAGAAAAGAAGGATAAGGAAGCTATGGACGCCGCAATAGATGCTAAAGTAAAAGAACACCTTGCTAAGTTCGACACCAAAGCAATCCTGTCGGACATTGCGAACCGCGATAAACTGGTTCAAAAAGTTGTTCCTCACATTGGAACCTTCGATCATGCTCTTATGACGTGCGGCGAAGTTTCTGCCTACGCTCTTGAGAAGCTCGGCAAGAAAGCCCCCAAAGGCCAAGAGTCTATTGTACTAGACGCTTACTTGGATGGCCTCGCAGCTGGGAAGCCTGGTGTCCGTCTCGTTATGGATTCTAAAACAAACACAGATAGCCTGTTTCTCAAAGCTATCGCAGACAGTAAGTAAGGAGAAAACATGACTGCTCAATTTCAACAAACTATCAATATCTACAACGCCCTCGGCATTGTAGGTGACTTGGCTTTCGCTGATGGGGGTGAACGGGCAATTGGAGCTACGATTAACTCCAGCGGCGCGACCCCGAACTTGTTCGGTAATTACTTTACGCAATCCGCGTATGCTACCGCAGAGCCTTCGGGCGCAGCACCTAACGGCGCTGTTTGCCAGGCTGGTGGTACAGGACCTCTCGGCGGTATCTTGTCGAACCCCAAAGCCAATGCTTTGTATGGTACTTCGACCAATCCGCTGGGCGCGTCGCTGTCTCTGCCCGACAATACCGTTGGTCAGCTTCTGCAGCGCGGCTATGTATTCGTGAATCTTCCTGGTCCTGCTAATCCGGAAGATCTGGTTACGTATGATCCGCTGACTGGTAACCTGAACAGCATTTCACCGACCCTTGGCCTGACGGCATCTATTGCTCTTGGTGGTTCGGCT